CTGCCGGTTCTGTTAACCCAACTCGCGCCAACCTGCTGCAATACATCAGCGGTACTGTGAAGAACTCTGCCGAAGTCCCCACGTTTGGCGTGTGCGGTTTTGGTACGTGGACTTTGTTGGCTCAAGACTATGTTGCTCAAGAGTCTTACGTCATTACCCCAGGCAAAGGCATTGGCTTTGACAATGACTCTGACGGCCCACAATCTGGCTTCCGTGCTTTGATGGTTGCTGGTGTGCCAATTTATCCTGATCCTTACTGCCCAGAAGGCACTGTGTACTTGCTCAATAGCAACTACGCATCGCTGTACATCCACGAATTGGGATCGTTTGCTTTCACCGGCTTTGAATCCACCTTGGCTAACTGGCAAGTTGGCTATGTTGGTGCGGTGTTGACCATTGCCGAGCTGGTGGTGACAAAGCCCAAATCAATGACCAAAATTACTGGTTACAACTCTCTTACTATCTAAGGAGTAGCACAATATGATTAATCAAATGGGTTTTGGCGTTCGTGGCACTAACTGGCCCAACACGCCCATCAATCTGGCTTCTGGTCAGGTTTACACTGTTCCAAGCGGTCAATATTCTGCTCACCTTGGCCCCTACACTGCTGTACAGCAATTTGACGGAGTCCAGCAAACGTGGCGTTTTGTAGAAGCATCTGCACAATCTGCACCAACCATTGTTACATCTGACGGAAGCAACGTCCGTCTGATTAACATGACTGGTACGGTTGTTGGCGCTGTCATCACAACTGCTGGCTCTGGTTACACCAACGGAATTTATCCGTCGGCTACCGCTCTTGGAACTGCTGCTTCTCCTAGCGTTACATTTTCGGCTGGCGGCGGTAGCGTGTTGGCAACTGGCAACGTAATTGTTGGCGGCGCTATTAACACAACCGTTACGATTACAACCGCTGGTTTGAATTACTTGCGCGCACCCATTCTGATTATTTCTGCTCCTCCTGCTGGCGGAGTACAGGCAACAGCAACTTGCACCATTTCTGGCGGAGCTATTAACTCTGTCTCTGTCACCAACCAAGGAGCTGGATACACTGCTGCTCCTACTATCACTGTGGTTAACGCTAACGGTGACACTACTGGTACTGGAGCGGTGTTGACTATCAACTCTACGTTGGTAGGCTCTGGAACCGTTACTGCTGTTACGATTAACAACAATGGCGCGAACATGACTTCTGTTCCTACCATGTCGTTTGCTCCAGCATCTACCACTGCGGCTACTGCCGTGATGTGCATGAGTTTGTTGACTTCTGCTACAACCGGCGGAACTGGTTACACAAATGCTGCAACCGCTCCATTTGTTGCAACATCAAACATTACTGCTGGCACTTCTGTGTTGACCAACCCAGCAATCAGCACAGGTATTTTTGTGCCTCGTCCCGCTACTGGTTATGTAACTTGTTCCTCTACAACGGCTTGGGCTGCAACACTGACCGACAATGGTTTGTTCCAAGTTGCCTCTGCTTATACGGGCGTCATTCCTACGTCAGCAGCATTTGGCACAACAACCGGCACAGTTGCAAATACATTTGGCGGCGTATCTGACACCGTGTATCTGCAAACCATTTAAGGAAATACCATGTCTAGCTCTAGAGTTGCAAACAAACTGCCGAGTCAATTTGGTAGCATTCTGCTAGCTGTTGTTGCTGGTTTGGACTTGAACACAACGGGCGACACGTTTGTTGCTTTTGCCGATACCCCTACTAAGTTTCGGATTCGCGCAATTGCAATGACCAACGGGTCTATCAACCCGACGACGGCTCGGTTTACGGTTCGCACTGCGGCATCTGCTGGTGGTACGGCAATTGTTACTTCGGTAACTCCTGCTTTGGCATCGTCTGCTGTTGTACAAGACTTGAGCATTGCGTCCACGAATGCATTCTCTCAGGCTTATTTGTACATCAACGTTGGCACGGCTCAAGGCGCAGCAGCCACAGTTGACCTGTACATCTACGGCGACATTCTTACGGCTTAACATGTGGGTTACAAATAACAGTGAACACGATCTAGAAGACGGATACGATGGCAAGCGATACTTGTTTGCCAAAGGTGTCCCTATAGAAGTGCCTCCCGTTGTTTGTAACCATGTGTTTGGGTTTGGTGAAGATAACAAAGAGCCGCATTTGCGGCGGCTCGGATGGATGTTGAACAACACCGAATTGCAAAAGGCCAAAGACCGCCTAGCTTGCTTTTCTTTTTCTTCAACACGTCCCAACGTCCACGTCCTATCCCCCGTGGTTGACTCAAAGCCAGTTCCTGCGCCTAAACAGCGTAGGACTGGTCTTGTTCAAAAAGCCGCATAACATCATGAGGCATAAATGGTACTCTCTGATTACATCACCGAATGCCGGAGATTGCTGCATGATGCGAATGGCAACTTTTACTCCGACAGCGAACTAACTGATTACATCAATCAGGGTAGAGTTCGTTTGGTGCGCGACACTGGCTGTCTGCGTACTTACCAAACATCTTCAGTAGTTCAGAACCAAGAAGTTCTGCTCACTAGCTCTCTGCCAAGCGGCACAAGCACACTAGACATCATCAACTTCAACTTGATCTGGGGTAACACCAGGATTGCGTTGCAGTATTTGCCGTTCACCGATTTCAACGCACGGCTGCGTTACTACCAAAACTACATTGGCAGGCCGATTGCTTACTCGATGTACGGGCAGACCAGCATTTATCTTGGCCCCGTGCCAGACCAGACATACAGCGTAGAGTTGGACACGGTCATCATGCCTACGGCACTGACTACTGCTGCGCCCACAGAAACCATTCCTGACCCGTACACAACGCCTGTGGCGTTCTACGCTTGCCACAAGGCCAAGTACAAAGAACAAGCCTACGGAGAGTCAGAAATTTTTAGCCAAGAATACAAGAACCAGGTGAAGGCCGTTCTTGCTTCTGTGTTTACTCGACGCATCACAACACCCTACCTTATGGGATAAACATGGACGATCTGCAAAGCACGATAAACGACAACGACAAGCGTTTGAGCGTACATGAAGCCGTATGCGCAGAGCGTTACGAAGGCATACAAGCAGCTCTTGCAAACGGAGAAAAACGCATGCAAAAGATTGAATACATCTTGTATGCGATTGGTGGTGTCGTTTTACTTGGCCCAGGTTTTGCTGCTGAAATGTTTAAGAAATTTATAGGCCACTAATGATTGATCCTTTCACCGCTTTTGCTGCCGCACAAGCCGCAATCAAAGGGGTGCAGGCTGCAATTAAAATGGGCAAAGACATTGGAGCTATCTCTGGTGACTTGATGAAGTTCTTTGAGGCCAAGGACGTTGTGGCAAAAGCTGCCGTAAAGCCTGGAAAGTCAGATACTGCTCGCGCTGTTGAGATCGTGATGAAGGCCAAGCAGTTGCAAGACGCTGAAGACGAGCTAAAGCAAATGCTGATCTGGTCTGGCAACGCCGACACTTGGGAGGCCATACTGCGCGAGCGCAACAAGATTGTTCATGACCGCAAAGCTCAAGAGGCTGCGGTTGAAAAAACAAAAGCAAAGCAAAAAAAAGAGATTGGAGAAGTAGTGGAAGTTGTGCTGCTGGCTGCACTAGCCGCGCTGATTATTACTATAGTCGCATGGGGAACGGCAGAATACGTAGACTTTATGAGGAAATGACATGGATGAACTACTCAATATTCTTAAAGGCATTGCACCTGCTGTTGCTACTGCTGTCGGCGGCCCTCTCGGTGGTCTCGCTATTACCGCTCTTGCTGATAAGTTTGGCGTGGCTGACGACGTTAAAGCTGTTGCAACTGCCATTGCTGGCGATCCAGAAGCTGCAAAAAAACTTGCAGAATTAGACCTGCGCCAGTTTGAACTTGAGAACGCTGACCGAGATTCAGCGCGTCACATGCAGGAAACCTCCTTGCAACAAGACGACAAGTTTGCCAAGCACTTCATCTACTGGTTTGCTTGGTTCTGGAGCGTTGGCTCAATGGCCTATTTCTTCGCGATTACTTTTGGTCAAGTTCCGGCTTCCGGAAAAGATTTTGGCAACATCATCTTGGGCTTCCTGCTTGGCACTGCTGTGGCTACCATCATCAGTTTTTTTTACGGCAGTTCTAAGTCCAGCAAAGACAAGACCGACGCGATGAAGGATGCCATCAAATGAATCTGACTGAACACTTTACTCTAGAAGAGTTGACTCACACAGACCATCGTGAGTTTGAGAACACGCCTAATGAAACAGAACTTGCAAACCTTCGACGCCTTGCAGCGTTTCTTGAAAACGTCAAAACGGTACTTGGAGGAAAGCCCATCATGGTCAACTCCGCTTTCAGGTCAAAAAAAGTCAATGATGCCGTTGGGTCTAAAGACACCAGCCAACATAGGATCGGCTGTGCGGCAGACCTACGAGTGCCAGGCATGACGCCTGATGAAGTGGTAAAGGCAATAATGACTGCCAAGTTGCCGTATGACCAACTCATTCGAGAGTTTGACCGCTGGACGCACATTTCTGTGCCAAACGAAGAAACCAGCGCACCCCGTGGTCAAGTGCTAATCATTGACAAAGAAGGTACGCGCTTGTATGGCTAGAAAGAAAGGCCCCAACCTATCTGTCGGCAGGGGTGAAAAACAATCTGTCCGCAAGGGCGGGGGCTTGACTGCGAAAGGCAGGGCCAAGTACAACAGATCTACTGGAAGCAATTTGAAGGCTCCACAGAAGTCGGGGCCAAGACACAAATCGTTCTGTGCCAGAAGCAAAAGCTGGACAGGTGAGCGCGGCAAAGCCGCACGTAAACGTTGGGGGTGCAGATGAAAACGCCAAAAGCAAAACGTGGGCTGTACTACAACATCAGCAAACGCCGCAAAGCCGGTTTGCCTGCGAAACGTCCTGGGCAGAAGGGCTATCCTACTGCTGCGTCATTCCGACGCGCAAAACGCACTGCTAAGAAGTAAGCATGGCAGTTCAGGAGCAAAAGAAAGATTACAAAGTTGTTAAAGACTTTGTAGGCGTTAACACCAAAGCCAATCGCACCGCGATCAAGGAAGAGGAGTTTTCGTGGCTAGAAAATGCCATGCCTATCGGTCACGCCAACGTGCGCGTTGTTCCTGCTCCTGCAACTGTTGGCAGCGTTACGTTTGCTGCTAGTGTTGTTTATGCCACCTACGGCAACATTGGTACTAACAACTATTACATAGCGTTTTTGTCAGATGGCTCTGCGGTGCAAGTGTCTGTGCCTAGCGGAACAACTACAACTATCGGTTCTGCCGGTACGTTCTCCACATCGGGCGTAGAGTCAAGCCAGTGGTACAACTCACTCATCATCATCATTGATCCAGTCAACGGGTACTTCCAATGGGATGGCATAAACCTTGTTAAGGTTGGCTCTCTTAGTTTTGCTTTGTCGGGAACCGGAACTGGATACGGGGCAACAACTACCGTTAGCGTTGGTGTGCATAACCAGACTGGTGGAACAGACGCGGTTATTGCGTTGACCATAACGGGAGGCGCAATTACAACCGTCTCTGCATATGGCACAGGTCTTACGCCAGGCACAGGTTACACCAGCGTGCCTACAGTGACCTTGGGTGGTGCAGGCAGCGGACAAACAATTACCGCAAGCGTGATTTTTCAACCAGGCAATTGCATAGCATCGTATGCGGGGCGGGTTTGGATTGCCAATGGAAGGGTGTTGTATTACACCGCTTCTGGCACAAACAATGATTTCATCAGCAAATCGGCTGGAAACATTATTTTTAATGACTCCACGCTGATTGGCAACATCACTCAGATTGTTAGCGCTAACAACTTCTTGTATGTGTTTGGCACGGACAGCATCAACGTGATTTCGGATGTTCGCGTTAGCACCACAGATGGTTCTACGTTGTTCACCAACACAAACATCAGCGCCAGCGTAGGTACAGATCTGCCTTACGCCCTGATGCCGTATTTCCGGTCTATCGTGTTCATGAACCGTTACGGTGTATACGCCTTGGTTGGCTCTACTACATCCAAACTTAGCGACGCGCTTGACGGGGTTTTCCCTTACATAGACTTTACCAAGACGGTAAGCGCAGGACAGGTGTTGATATACAACATTCTCTGCGCTGCGTTTAATTTTTATGTCAGCAGCACATTCCCGTATGGCACAGGCGGTGGGCGGTGGGTGCAGGCCGTGTACTTTGACAAGAAGTGGTTCTTTACTTCTCAAAACGCAACGACGTTTGTTACATCTATTCCCGTCAGCGGGTCTGCTGTGTTGTTTACAACTACAGGCACAAATTTACAACAAGCGTATAAAAACTCCACCACTGCAATTTCAAGCTACATCCAGCCTGCTTTGTACGGAATGGGCAACATCATCAGGGACAAGGTTGCGCTGAAATTTGGCGTGGAAGCTATTCTGAGTGCTGCAAGTGGCAACAGCATGACTGTTGCTGTTGATTCTGAGAACGCAACATCTCCAACTGTTACTCTCAGCAATTACACGACAGTATTGTGGGTAAACAACACCAACACTGTTGTTGGATGGATAAATGCAAGCAACGCGCCCGTGTCTTGGGGCAACCCGTCATTGGGTTACTACCTATACCGTTATGATGCGCAGATGTGGGGAAAGTACATATCTTTAACGATAACAAGTACATCACCCAACTGGACGATGACAGGTATCCAGTTTGAAACCGAACTAAGAGCGAGGTTCTAATGTCTTATTACCCTAATGTTTATGCCAGTCAAACAGGCCCGTTGGCGCTGTCTACGCTGGATGACAACTTTAACTTTGCCGTTGACATTCAATCGCAGGCTTTGTACTCCACGGCAGGAGGAACATCTGATGCTCTGACGGCAACTTACACGCCAGCCGTAACCGCGCTTGTCAGTGGATTAACGCTGTACGTGAGAGCAGGATTTGCTAACACAACCACAACTCCTACGTTTTCACCTAACGGGTTCACTGCTGCAACAATAGTTAAGACAAACAATCAACCTTTAAAAATAGGAGAGATTGCAGGCAACGGGCATGTGATAATACTGCAATACGATGGCATAAATAGCAACTGGGAATTGCTTAACCCAGCCACAATATATGCAAATGTTGCTCAAATACAACCCATTTCAGCATCAGTTGCTGCTAATGCGTTAACAATTTCGGCGTCTCTACTAAATTTAGATTTTCGTTCTACAACTCTTGGAAGCGGCACAGTAACTACTGTGAGCGGTACGCCTGCAAATTTAGTTATTTCTAGTGGTTCAACTCTTGGAACAGTGAGCGCCCAACAATCTAGAATTGTGGTGATTGCTCTTAATAATGCTGGAACAATTGAATTAGCGGCTGTAAATATTAGCGGCGGCAACCAACTTGATGAAACAAATCTTATAACCACAACTGCTGAGGGTGGTGCTGGTGCAGCGGATAGCGCAAACGTAGTGTATTCAGCAACAGCCAGAACATCTCTTGCGTATCGTGTAATTGGTTTTATTCAATCTACACAAGCAACCGCAGGTACTTGGGCTACTACGCCATCTACCATCCAAGGATCAGGCGGTCAAGCGCTGACAGCAATGAGTTCGCTTGGGTATGGGCAGACTTGGCAGAGCGTAACTGGTAGTAGAACCAGTAATACGACCTACTACAACACCACCGGCAGACCAATTTTAGTAAATATTGGAAAAGCGCAATCTGGAACAAACTCTAGTATGACCGCCCTTGTTGCAGGAGTATCTGTGTGCTATTTGGTTAGCGACACAACAAATGGATTATCGACAGGATGTACTTCATTCATTGTTCCACCGGGGTTTTCTTATTCTGCAACCACTAGCTCTGGATTCTCGTTTTGGTCGGAACTTCGCTAAGGAAACACCGTGCACTACAAAGCCCCTGATAACTCCATCCACTCTTTAGACTCTATTGAGTTTGAGTACTTGCTCCCCGCTGGTTCTGTTGCCATTACAGACGCAGAAGCGGAGGCCCTACGCCCTGCGCCATCAGAGCCAACGTACCAAGAAAAACGCGCAGCGGCTTACCCGCCTATTGCAGACTACTTAGATGGTATTGTCAAAGGTGATGCTGCTCAGGTGCAGGCTTACATCGACAAGTGTTTGGCTGTAAAAGCTAAGTTTCCCAAAACATGAACATGGACGCCATTTCTTTAGTGCGTCATGGAGACACAGACAGTCTCCAGGGGTTTGCGCTTGAGAACGGCCTTCAGCACCAGCTATTTGCGGACACTTTGGCTGATTTTGACATTCGGATACCCAAATTCCCCATCATTGACATCAATCCGAACGACATTGAGGACTGGCTTTTGGCCCATCAGGTAGAGCATCAGGCTATCTCTGCGGAGCTAGGATTGAGCAATCCAGTTAATCTTTTAGACGCAAACTGGAACGATGAGGACTCTTTTTACGACTGGATAGGCACCCATCTTTCACTACATCAGCAAATTGTTGTTGCACTAGGACTTTGATATGGCGCTCCCCAACCTTGCCCCCCCACCAAAAAAAAATGAGATTTCCCAAACTGACGTAATGGGGCAATTGCAAAAAGAAAACTCGCCTGCTCAAAAGATGAGTACGCAGGACATTGTGCGTACAGAGTTTGAAAACAACGGTACTGGGATGGATTGGAGGCAAGTTTATGCCAACATACAGCAACTGGTGCAGCAACCTAAGTACCGCATTCTGAGGGCTGGCAACAGTATCTTGGTGGTTAGAAATGATGGTGGCGGCAATGCGTATGTGTTGATGGCTTCTGCTGACCGGCCTGCGGATATGGCTAAAAACATGAAAGAGTTTTTGCAAGCCCTGAAAAAAGCAAATTACACCAAAGTAAGTTTTGACACCCCAAGACCAGCAATCATCAAGTTGATACAGTCAACGGGATTTAACGTGCAATCTAACATGGGGGCGTCACCAGAACCAAAAACTGGCAAACCCTCCATCCACGTAGAAGTAGGGCTGTAATATGTGCTGCGACGGATTTTGGAGCAATGAAGCCAAGGGCTTAACCGACGCTGTCAGCGGCATAGGTAAAAGTCTTGGAGACACGATTGAAAACATCATCAAAAACCCACTGCCAACAATAGAAACAATTATTCTTATTTCTAATGGAGTTCCTCCAGAGCTTGCAAGTGCTGCTGTAACGGCGATGAACGGAGGAAGCTTAGAAGATGCTATGAAAGCAGGTGTTACTTCCTACGCTGCAGGACAGGTTGGCGACTATGCAAAAGGCGAAATTTCAAACACCATAACAAGTGGAACGGGCGCAGATTACAGCAATGAGGGTGGGTTGCGATCTGGCCCTACTACTGGTTCAAGTTTAAATGCACCGCTGTCGTCTATCGGCGGCAGAGCAGTTGCTGGCGGCACCCAAGCCGCGCTTTCTGGAAAAGACGTAGGTCAAGGTTTGGCGAGTGGCGCTGCGAGTGGGTTAGGCAGCGAAGCAGGTAAATATGCTGCGCAGCAGTTTGACGACCCTTTTACAAAACGTGTTGTGTCTGGTGGCGCTAGTGGCGCAACAAAAGCAGCGTTAGCTGGCGGCGACATTCTTGGTGGAGCTGCAACAGGCGCAGCAACAGAAGGTGTAAATTACGGTTTAGAAAAAGGCATAAATTACGTTACAAACGAGATTGGCCTAGGCAGCAATTACGACAAACAAATTGCAGACTTAATAACAAAGAGCGCCCCTAGTGGAGGTCAAGCCAATAGACCCGCCGCATTTTCATCAACACAGATTTCTGGAGCAGCGGAAGGATCAGCGTCGCCAGCAGCGTTTGGTGCCGCTGATGTTGCCATGCTGGACGACACTAGCCAAGCTGGTCTAGGTAGCAAAGTTTCTAAAAAAGGTGGAAAATACCCCTGGGGCGATCCTGAGGGAACAACGGCTCTTAAAGAAGGATTGGGTATCTAACATGGCTACTCTCGCAAAACTGTTGCAGGTCGATATGGGTTTGCCGGAGATGGCAAAGCGATTAGCTTCTGCTGGACGGGGCAAAGATACGATTCTTGCCCACATCAATCCCAAAGAAGCCAAGCTGCTAAAGTCTCGCGGAGGCAGCGGAGAGATCAATCCTGATACTGGCATCATGGAGTTTCAAGGTTACGATGAAGACCCAGAGGCTTATTTTTCTCAACAAGAAAAAGCACCAGACCAGTCCGCAGCAGAAACACAGCGTTTAGCTTCTGCTGGAAGTGCGCCGCAACCTCAGTCAGTTGCGCCTGTTACACAGGCCCCTGCCGCTCAATCTCCAGGTCAATTGCCTAGCGTGGAAACGCCCAGCCCCCAAGTGGCTGCCGAATTTAACAAGCAAACTGCTGCGCCAACCGGCGGGTTTATGGCAGGCGTAAGAAATTTTGGAAACCAGTTGGGTGAACTCAACAAGGCTTTATCGCCTGTGACGCCTTATTTAAAAGGCGCTGGCGCTTTGTATGGCGCTGTACAAGGCAACAAAGCTAGTGCGCAGATGCAACAGCAGGCTGCGGCAAATGAGGCTGAAATCAGGAGGCTGTCAGAGCCTTACCGGCAACAAGGCCAGCAGTTGGTGGCGTTGGGTCAAGCCGGTGGTCTTACGCCCCAGCAGCAGAAGCAGTTGGAGATACAACGCGCAGTTGCGTCGCAGCAGATGGCATCGTCGGGCGTTACCGGCGGCACATCTCAGCAACAGCTAGAAGCAAACTTGCAACGGCAAGCTGGAGAATTTGCGCAGCAAAACATCGACAGAGGCATGAAGCTAATGGGTATTTCAGACGAGTACATCATGAAAGCCATGAACACAGGCTACGCTCAGAATAAAGATGCCCAGGCTTTGTCGCAAGACTTTTTCCGATCTATCGCCCAGTTCTTAGAACCAGAAGCCAACACCAGCCCAACACAGCAAGCTAACGCAGCTCCTAAATAAAGGGTAATCATGATTGATGACGCATTGCGACAATCTTTGAGGCAGCCTGATGCGCTGGGAAGGGCTGCGCCTGTTGTTAACCCAAAACCAGCGCCAGCACCTGTTGCTGCTGCGCCTGCTCCTGTTGCGGCGGCTCCCGCCAAACCCGCTGAACCATCATTTGACACCATGACCGATGATGAGCTTTATCGCCTGTCAGCTATGGCTAAAGGTTCAGATGATCGAGAAGTTGTAGCCCGTGGACTTACTGCGGCAGACCTTGTGGAACAAAGAACCAACAAACAATTAGGTCTATTGCAAGATAAAAAGACTTTGGAAGAGAAAACTAGAAAAGCTGAAATTGACAAAGACTTTGCTGAAAAACAGAAAGTTCTTACCGAGAAACAGCAGAAGATTCTTGACAGTGAACACGGTCATTTTGCGCCGTCAAAAGAAACTGCCAAAGACATTGCTGGCATCTTTTCAATCATGACTCTAGCAACGATGGGTTCTGGCACTGTGGGCAAGTATTACGGCATGAATGCTCTTTCGTCTCTTACCGGGGCCATGAAGGGTTACAAAGAAGGCCGTGATGATGTCTACAAAAAAGAGATGGACAGCTACAACAAAAGTCTTGCTGAGTACACTAAGCACCAAGAAAACCTGTTGAAGCAAGTTGAATTGTCACAACGTCTGCTCAGCACTGACAAAGATGCTGCAATGTCTGCCGCCCAAGTTGCTATTGCTATGGACACTGGTGGAATCGCTTCTTTAAAAATGCGGCAAGGCAACTACAAAGAAGCAATAAAAATATTAGATCACAATTTGGAAACAGCAAGAAAAGCAAAAAGAGATGCTGATTCTTTGCAAGAAAGAAAACGTGGGGCTGAAAAAAGAGAAAATTTAAGTCAGCAAAGGATAAACATAACTATTGCAGGAAAAGACGCTAAAGCCTCTGCGAAAGGTGCTGATGATGTTTCGTCTTATTTGTCGGACAAAGGAATACATATTGCAGACAAAAAAGATCGTGCCGCAGTGCAGAGCGCGGTAAACGCTTATTCCACTTTGCAATCATTAAAAGCAGATGTTGCCTCTGATCCAAGTTTGGTTGGTAGGCAAGGTCAGATACGACAGTTTGCCGATAAATATTATCAATCATTTAAAGGTGAAGGCCCAGCCGTTGATGAATCTGGCGTTAAACCAGAAGACCAAGCCGCATTGCGTTTTGCTAAAAAATACGCCTCGATGCTTACACGTTATGAACAAGCGTTGGCAGGAACTTCACGATCTGGTTCAACCGTTGCATTTCAAAAACGGTTTAACGCTTTGTTATCTCAAGACCAATTTAACCCTGCTGGCTTGTCTGCCTTGATGGATGACATGGAAGTGGAAGTCGCACGGGGAGCAAGGGAAAAAAGTCCTAAGATAACGCATGGTGTTATGGAAGACATGGCATCTGAATTTGGAGCAGGTTTAGAACAGCCTATTTCTAAAGCTGCTCCTGCTGCTGCTCTTCCTGCTGCGTCTTCTAGTCAAAAAGTAGACATTAAATCCTATCCCATAATAGGAAATACGCCAGATGGAAGACCAGTTCATCAAGCTCCAGATGGCAAAAAATACGTGGAGTAATTGTGGCTACAGAATACACTGGTGAAATAATTCCTATTAGTGGAAAAGAGTACACAGGAGAAGTTGTACCCGCTAAAAAAGAAAAACCTAGTCTTGGCAAGCAAGTCTTGAGCGGCGCTGGAAAATTAGCTGCCAGCGGGTTAAAAGCAAAAGAGGCGTTGCCTGGACAAGTGGCTGCTTTTGGTCGAGGCTTGTCGTCTGAAATTCTAGGCATTCCTGGCTCTATTGAGTCTATGATTACGCCAACGGCTAAAGGCGAACTTAAAGGGCATGAAACCGTATTTCCTACGCCAGAAGAAATACGCCAAGGCTATTCCAAAATTGGATTGGGAGAGCCAAAAATCAAGCAATTACAAGCCATACAGACTGCCGGAGAACTTACACCTCTTGCGGCTGCTGGAGGAACTCTTCTTAAAAAAGGTCTAGGTCTTGCGGCTGACTACGTTGGTGGATCTTTGGGCAGAGCATTAGGAACAAAAACAAGTGCAGAAGCTGCGGCGCTTGTTGACAAAATTGCTGGAGAAAGAGGCGTACTGCAACAGAGCCTTGACAAAATTAAGTCTCAAGAAATTACGCCGCAGCGTCAAAGTGAAATTGACCGTCTCAATTCTGAGATAACCAAGCGAGATCAGGCGTTACAACAGTTGAAACAACAGCCGCAAGTTGCTAAAACAAGAGCAGAAACTCAGATGCCAGCTCCTACTGGCGTTGCCGCCATGAAGCCCGTCAGAGAAGAAGTGCAATCTCAGGTGGGCGCTAGAGCTGCCGCCGCCAAAGAAAAATTAGGAACTGTTGAAGCCAAAGCAGGAGAAGCGGGGCAACGGCAACAACAAGCCAAACAAGCAGTTGATGAACTAGATCAGCAATTGTTGTCCAAGCCAGGAATGAGCAAAGACCAATTTGGTCAAGTTGTCAGAAAAATAGTCAACGACATAAAAACAAGTTTTGGTGCAGCTAGGTCTAAGGCAGCAGACTATGAAGGCACGTTTGCGCGTGCTGGTGAAAAGCCTTCTATCGGAACAACTGGATTGCGTTCAAAAATTGAGAAAGAGATTGCCAACACGGGTGATCCCGCCAAGCGCACATTTCTTCAAACGCTGTACGCAGAGCTTGAAACCGCAGAATTGCCGTTTGACAAAAACAAAATCAACCTCAAAAAAGCCCATTCAGTCAAGGGTTTTCTTGACAGGATGGTTGCTGGAAATCAAGAGAAGGATTTTCTTGTAAACCAAGATATTGCTGTTTTGGCAAAAAAGTACAAAACCGATTTGCTCAAAGAAACCGTAAAGCAACACCCAGATTACGGTAAGGCAATGTCCGAATATCGAAAAGCATCAAGACCGCTAGACATTGTTGAGCAACGTACAGGAACAACTGTATCCAACATCTTGGATGAAAACAGCTTGTCCAAAGAAAGCAAACTTTCTGAAGCTGAAGTGGCTGGCGCTGTAATCAACAAAGCAAATGCTGGTCATTCTGTTTTTTCTCGCCTGTTGCAAGAAAGCCCAGAACTCAAAGACGCTGCACGGTTGCACTTTACGCAAGATTTGTTTGGCAAAGAGATTGCGCCAACTGACGCAGTTTTTGCAAATTGGTTGAGAACAAATGAAAATTCTTTGCGCCAACTCAATTTGTACGAAGAGTTCAAAGACCTAAGAAACGCCAAGAAAGCGGCAAAAGAGGCTGTTGACTTTGCGAATGATGTTGTGTCTAAAGCAGAGCATGATCGCAGAGTAGCTGAATTGGTTTCAAAATCTGAATCAAGGCTGTTAGGCGAAGCCGCAAAACGTACAGAGCAAGCAGGCCAAGGCGTGAAAACTTCAGATGAGTTGCTTGCAAAAAAAGCACAAGAAGCAGAAGAAGCCAAGACACGGTTGACCGGGGAAAAAGAAAAAGCAAAGTCCACTATTGAGAAGATTAACGAACAAGAATCTTCAAGAATGACTGCTGAGCAAACGGCTAAAAATGAATCTGTACGCCAATTGAGCAACGCTATATCAGACATTCAGCGTGGAACAAGCCCTGCCGAAACTGCCAAAAATGTGACGGCAATTGCTAGAAGCATGGAAAACCAAGGTCTAATCACGCAGGCACAACGCAATGAGCTTTTAGATGCTGCAAAAGGCTTGAGCGGGTCTATAGAGCAACAAAAAGCAAGCGCCAAGAAATTGGCGGCTGTTGCTGCCTTGCTGGCGCTTCCAATTGCTGGCCCTATGGTTCAAAGCAAAATTCGCTCTGTGACGGGATTCTGATATGAGCAAGAAGAAAACACCAGGAATAGACCCCGCGCTAGAAAAAGCCATAGCCAAGCTGCTAGAGCAGACGATGAATGATGCAGAGGCCACGCTGACCGATAAGATGAAGATCATCGACCGGAGCCTGAAGCTGGAAGCTCTTAAGTTGAAAATGAACGATGATGCCTGGGGCAGTGGATTTTTTGGTGAAGATGAAGATAGTGATACATAGCGTTATACTCAAGTTTTAACTTAGGGGATAGCTATGGAACAGAAAGTTGCTGCGTTGTTGTCGTTGGCGTTGTCAGTCATTACCGATAGGTTGCTGACAATAGTGTGCTTGATAATGACATTTGTGTTAGCAACATGGATAATGAACAATCCGGACTGGTTGCGTGTGGCGACATTTGGCTGGTTCTCAACGTGTGTATTTTTGCCTGTACTTTACAAGGAGCGAAACCGTGACAAAGCTATTCCAAAGCACATACCTTCCCAAAGAGATGGTGAAGAGTCTTGACGCGACATGCCGATCTGGTGATGACCGTGTGCCTGTAGACGGAACGCTCCAGTACCGCTGGGGCCGTAGTATGCAGGACACTATGCCCCACCCTAATAAAACTATTGTGTCTGGTGGTGCTGCTCGCTTCAATCATCCCCCTTCAGAAGATTCATCTCCCTTCTGGGCTACCGGCGGTACAAAACGTCACCACAACAAAGGCTAATCATGTCTATAGCATCCGGCTTTTCTGGCACACCTGGCAACCAGGCGCAAAACCAAAACCTTACCATCGCCTCGCAACGATCTGGAGCTTATGATGCTGTGGACAAGTTGCGGGTGTCAACCCCGCAATCTTTGATTGATACTGACTTTGAGTACGGGCAGCAAGGCGGTAAGTGGGAGCAAGTTGCTTTACAAAACAACCGTGCGTCGATGTACTACAACGTACAGACTCCTTTGCCTGTGAGTGCAATAGCTGGCAACCAAACCAACAAATACCAGCTTGTTTTTACAACTTCAACCAATGTAACGGTTGCGGCTGGTACACCTTTGTTTATTCAAGACGCTCTTGATCCTCTGGCAAGTGGCTGGGCATACGTCACTACTGGCGTGTCTGGAGGTACAAGTTTTACCGCTCAAGGCAGCAACCAAGTGACGACGGTAACCTGCTGGTCAGCAACTTCTACATCTGTGTATCAAGGCTATCTGTACAGCAATTGCGGCATCAATTTAACTGGTACGACTGCATTTACTTTTAGTGGATCTACGGTCACTTGTACAACAACCTACCCGCATGGCTTGTCAAAAGGTTCGTTCATTTTTATTAAAGGAACAACCGGCCCAAGTGCAGCCACTCAGATCAATGGCGCTCAAGTTGTAGCAACAGTTACTGCTAACAACAGCTTTACGTTTACCAACGTCAACGGAACGCCCTCCACAACAATTGCAAACACTGCCGGACAAACTAACCTGTACGCCCGTCCTGCCGGATACGTTGACACCAAGGCTTACGACGGATCGGTAAACTTTACTGCTGGCGCTGCTGTCCCATCTGCTGAATTGGCACGCCAGACACGCCGTTATTTCCGTTACCAGTCAGGAAAAAGTATCCAGTTCTCTACTGGTTCTATTCTGAATCCTCAGATACAGTTGCCTGTGCTTACATCTTCTGGGGCGACAGTAACTGTCACTACGCTGACGCCTCACAACTTGGCGATCAACACGTACATTACAGTTAGCGGCGCTGACCAAACTGCGTACAACGGAACCTTCATAATCACGTCTGTTACCAGCGAAACTACATTCCAATACGTTACAGCAAACAGCACAATCCCTACTGCTACAACTGCAACGTCAACCGTTCCGAATGTCTTGCGCATTAGCCCAGTAAACTGGTGGGGCAGTAGAAATCGTATTGGGTTTTTTGACCAACAAAACGGGTTCTTTTTTGAATACGACGGTCAAGTCTTGTACGTAATTCTGAGAAACAGCATCCAGCAAATTACTGGAAGTGTGTCTGTTTCACAAGGAAGCGCAACTGTTACTGGGTCAGGAACTGCTTTTAGCACCAATCTTGTGGTTGGTGATTACATTGTTATCCGCGGTCAGTCTTATCGTGTGTTGAACATTACAAGCAACACCAGCTTATCTATTTCTCCAGAATACCGTGGCACAACCATTGCCAATGCAATTGTTAGCCGAACTGTTGATGTAAAAATTCCTCAGTCTCAGTGGTACGACGTTTGCGATGGAACCAACACGCTCGCCAACCCGTCTGGATACAAGTTAGATTTGACCAAAATCCAGATGTGGTACATCGACTACTCTTGGTATGGCGCTGGCGCTGTTCGATTTGGAATTCGCATGACCAACGGAGCCATATCTTACGTCTACACTTTCCAGAATAACAACGTTCAGTACAGCGCGTATTTGCGATCTGGGAACATGTGTTCTCGGTATGAGCAAAGCAACGTCAGTAACACTACTTTCATTACAGGTTCCGTAGGATCTAGCGACACCACCATCAACGTTAGTAACACATACGGGTTTAACCCTAATGGTGGCACTGTGATACTGCGTGCGTCTGCCACCAGTGGTGCTGTTGAATACGTCACCTATGCAAGCCTTACACCAACGCAATTGTTGGGATGCACCAGGGGCGCAACTGGCGGGGCTGCTGCTACTGCATTCACTTATTCAGCTACCGCTCCGGTATCTGTGGAATACAGCGCCCCTGACACTGCTGCATTGCTGTCTCATTGGGGTTCTTCTGTGGTCATGGATGGTGGGTTTACGTCTGACGTGTCTGCCATTTATAACTACGGAATGACCACTGCGTTGACAAGCCCTAACAGTACCGCTGCTGTCCCCATCATGGCTATCAGGATTGCTCCATCTGTTGATAACGGGCAAACAGGTTACATGGGGCAGAAAGAAATTATCAACCGCTTGCAGTTGTCTATGCGAGAACTGGCTGTGGTTACAAACACCACCTATCTAATTCAGTTGATCCTTAACGGTGTTCCTAGTGCTGCGTTTAGTGCCAACAGCGGAAATTTTGTTTCGCCCACTCAAGGTACAAACACAAGCTCTATTTCTCAAATTGGAGTTAACACGACGGCTACAACGACCATTTCCGGAGGTGAGTCCATCGCCGCCTTCTACTCTAATGGCTCTGGACAAACAACTTACGACTTGTCAGGTATTGCTCCGTTTGGTAATGCTGCGTTAGGCGGTGGAAACAGTAACGCCGTTCCCACCAGCCAAGCCAACCAGTTCCCTGATGGCCCAGACGTTCTTTATGTGGTCGCCTCCACCTTAGCGGCAGGGGCATCCAACACGATTGTGGCCCGTCTTAATTGGGCGGAATCTCAAGCGTAAGAACTTCGTTATCTGCGAATGCCAGGCCGTCCTCAAAACCGGCCTGGTACGCTTCTTTCAAGAGATGTCGATAACTCTCAGGACATACTTCCCAGTCTTTGCTGACTTTGTCCAACCCCAGATTTGTATAGTCCATCCTGCTTCCCTCACTTTCGGTAGTAGTTCGCTGTCGTTAATCTTCTTCAAACGGGCAGAAACACCAGCAGCAGTTGCCTGAACTGCCAGCGTCTCGCCACGTTTAATAGCTAGGATATCGATGAACCCAAAGAGATCCTGGCGAATCCTAGCGTGTGGATTCCATTTCTCCACCACCGCAACGGTGTAACCCTGCTCACGCAAGAGAGCCAGAGATCGGGTGGTAGGAGATTCTTTTGCCATTAGAACGGAACAGAATCGTCATCAAGATCTACAGCCCTGCGCGGCGGCTGCTGACGAGTTGGCTGCACTCTAGGTTTAGGCTCGTACTCCCGAGGCGTATCCTTCTCCATGTTCATACGCTTGCTGTAGTTGTCCTCTTTGATTGCCAACAGCGTATTCCCGTTGCTGGTGTTCTTGAGCCAGAAGGCCATCTTCAACTTCTCTCCAGCCTTGTAATCCATCTCCAGCGTAACAAAGCCTTTGTAGTCTGGCCCCTTGTCAGACTTCTTCACAGTCTCCCAAAAAGCTACGCCACTGCCTGGCATCTCGCGGTGTTCATTCCCCATGATTAACTTCCTTTCCATGCATTTCTGCTTTATCGTAATCACCAACCCAATTAAAATATTCCAACATATCCAAGTTGCAAGCCTTGAGGCCGTCCAGCTTCTCTTCCTTCACTTCCTCAGAGAACTTGGGGCTATGGGTGATGCGCTTCACAAGTGCGTCAAACCCTGCTTTCCACTCCTCTGGGGTGTCATAGGTAGAGTAAGGCTCTTCTTGATTTGGAATCCACAATTTGTATTGCTTCTCAACTTCCTCCACCACCTCCAAAGTTTTTGGTGTTTCTGCTGGCGCTGGTATCTCCTCTAGCTCCTCTGCCGTGTATGTGCCCACCACACAGCCAGGATAGACCGTTCTGATGCCTTCTGAGATGCACCGTGCGCGTAGCATGGCTCGAGGGTAGTTGCGCCAGTTGTCCTTGCCTGTAAGACCTATAGACTTGGCTTGGGCAAACGTCCACGTCAGCTTGAGAGAGCCTCCGGACGGGTGAGAAAACACGCCTGTCACCTCTGCATCCGTGTAAACCTCCCACTGAACCTTCCCGCCGGCATTCTGAAACCGCGCAAGCATGGCATCTGCCTTCAGCGTAGGACGGCCCTGAATGACGTGATAATCACGCGCTGCGATAGCAGGGTGCATACCCTCTGCTTGCGCTATCAACATCAGCGCAAAAGCCTCTTCTGGCGTCTTCATGCCGAACATCTTCGACTTGGCGATGGCAATAGCCATCTTCTCGATGTCACCAACTGGTACAAGAGCGTTAGTCATTGGAGACTTCCTTTTTTTTGTTTCTTGGTTAAAACGCCTAACATATTTTCCCAAACGTCGGCCAAAGGTGTATCTTCTATGCTAAATTTACCTGGTGCTTCTTTGGATATGTCATCACGCTTGTGTTTGTCTTGAAACTCAACTAAATCAAGTTTAGGATTCGTACACCGTCTTTCTCTTACCATTTTGGATTGGTACGCTAAAGTACAGTCTTCGCAATAATCAACATATCTGTAACTGCAACTCTTCATAGAGAGCAGCTTCCATTCCCTGTATTGTTTTTTATCTTCAAAACACGGTGGGAAATAATCTTCTATGTTCATTTTGCGCCTCACTTCAGAAGGAAACGACGGCTTCCCTGCTTGTCCATCACAAACTTGTTGTAGATGTCAGGCATGGCAGACTGGAACAGCTTGCTGTCAAAAGACTTGCTAATCTTTGCAGACTTCCACGTAGCCAGCACAGATCCCTCCACGTTCACCAGCCGCTCACTCTCCTGCATGTAGCCTTGCAGCATTGTTAGCAGTTGCTCTTCCGTGTTTTCTAGTTGCTTTATCTGCTGCTTCACTCGCGACAAGGCTTGGCAAGCACCTTCTACGGCCCCTGAAGCTATCTTTCCGGAATCAGCAGATATTGGATACAGCAGCTTCGCCTGTTCTGTATCTTCTGGCGGCAGGGTCGTCTTGTTCACCACATTGCCCCAGACGTTAGCCATGAGACGAGTGTGGTCTGCCTTCATCTGGTCAGTAACTTCCGTGCGAATAAGCACAAACTCTTGACCACCAAATAGCACGGCAAGATAAACCACCTGGCAGCCGAATACGGTCGCTTCGTGCACAACCTGAGCCAGATCCGCAGCAGGCATAAGTCCAGTATCAGGATCAAACTTGTTGCGCGTACCTGCGTTGTAGTTCTTAGCCTCGACCAAAACAGGTTTACCATTCTCGCGCCCCACAAAGTCAAAGTGTGATTTAAGCCAGCTCTCGGTGGGATGCGTAAATGCGTCCTCAATCTTCTCCAGGTCGATACCCAGGCGCTCCTGCGCCAGCCGCCCGATAACGGGTTCCATAACGTGACCCATTTGCACGGCCTCCACGTCAGATAGGTCAGGGATAGGCATCCGTCCCAGCTTTGTCAGGATGACTTGGTTGGCCTTGCCTTGGGCAATCATCCGGGCGTCACCAGACCAGATGGCGCTATTGCGTGTTTCAGAACTGAAATCAGACATCTTTAGCCTCCAAGTCATTGATGATGGCAATAATTTTCTCTAACCATTTGTAGTTACGGGATGTCAAAAAAGACAAAGGGATTACCTGTTTGTAGGCAAGATGAGTGTCATCACCCAATAAATTGGATAACCGAATATCGACAATCACATAGTCATAGTCAGACATCGGTGGCCCCCTCAAAGAACTTTCCTTCTTGGTCGCAATGCTGAGTGCTATTTGCGAGTCTCTGTACGGAACAGTAGGGTAGTTGTTCTAGGGGAGATTTTTCCCCGTCTACTAGAGAGATGGGCCAAATACGTCCGCAGCGTGAATATTTGGTTTGGGGGAGAAGCTTGTCAAGAACGTAGTGCTTGCAATTGATACAGAGTTTCATTGGAGTTTTCCATTTAAGAACAGTGGGGAACTTCCCACGATAAGATTATACAGCGATACAAAGATCATTCATCAAGAAATTTATTTTTAGGTTG